ACAGATTTTGTTATTCCTTTTCTAAATTTACTTACGTCAAATGGTCGCGCCATCATAACCTCCTACAACAATAAAAATAGTTGGGGATTGCTCCCCAACTTAAATATTAAGCTTCTTTGCGTTGACGGATCATTGCTAAGATATCCTGTGCGCTTGCCTTGTCAGAGGTCACCGCTACTGGAGCTGCTTCAACCACCGGAGCTGCTGCTACCGGAGCTGCTGCTACTGGAGCTGCTTCAACCACCGGAGCTGCTGCTACCGGAGCTGCTTCAACTGCTGGGGCTGCTACTGGAGCTGCTTCAACTGCTGGGGCTGCTACTGGAGTAGTTGTTGTTGTAGTCGTAACAGCTGATGCCGCTACATTTCGTTTGCCTGGAGCGTCTACCCCGTATGGGCGATAGTAATCACCAAAACGTTCTGGATCATATAACTGGCCATCTACACTTGCTTCAAACATTTCGTAAATAATAGCTAACTCTTCTGCTGAAGGTTTCTTTGGTAAGTAGTCATTTAACGTAAATAGACCATTTGTATTAATTGCGTCTCTTTCCGGTTGATCTAGACCACGCTCACGTCTTGCCCAATTACTTGTTGAATAATCAGCATATTGTCCTTTTGTAGATTTTGTTACCTTAAAGTCAGTGCCTAACTCATAATCTGTTGGGATTTCTTGGAAATCTGGATCCATTAAAGCTGCTGAAATAATCTTATAAATCTGTGGACTAATTACAAATCTACGAATTGGGTTTTCTGGTTTTGTATCTTCTACTAACTCAGAATCAACTACGTATCCCTGGAAAATGTAACTACGCTTTTTCCAATATTTGCGTGCCATATCTTCTAAAGACGGATCTTTGAACCATGGTCTAATTTCAGCATGTACAGGACATGTATCTCCCCACATTTCTACACATGGTACTTGTACTGTTACTTGCTTGTTTTCATCCTGTCCTTTTACACCAGAGAATTGAAATCTCATCATCTGACGTTCACGCCAAAAGAATGTATTAGTATCATCACCGTCTGGTAGGAATCTTAAAGTTGTTGTTGTACCTTCTGGAATGTTCCAGTGTGCGAAAATCGCGTTATCTCCGGTTGAAGATCTTGTTGATGTAGTTCTTGTTTCTTGTTCTAGAAGTTTCGCTCTGATCTCTGCTAGTGTTGCCATATTATTTCTCCTATAATAGCCTTTGTTTTATTTTATTTTTTATTTCTAAAAAATGCCTATGTTTGCCTTAGTAGTATATACGATATTTCATTGGTTGTCAATACCATCTTATACATTTTTTTAGATTCTTTTTATCTTATGCATATTATAACATAATAATAGGAAAAAATCAATAAACCTTTTAGTTTGTGTATTTATACTTCTTCTTTTTGATTTTCGGCAATGCCGCGTCATTAAACTAACGTAATACTGCTGTCAATGTATTAATTATACTCTCTTCAATTGATACCATTGTTGATTCTTCTGTTTTTGTAGAAGTTGATTGTGCTACCTTATCCATAGCATTTGCCATCTTATGTACCATTACTATAGCTTCATGATCCATATCATGTATTCTCTCACTTAGTTCAGTCAATACACCGAATGCTATATCATTCTTTGTACGCATTGCTAGGAATGAAAGTAAAGAACTCAATTTAGCTACTTCACCCATTGCACTTGCATATTTTTCTGGGTTTTCATTATTAGGATGTTCTGGATCGTTTGGATCGATCTCCATTTTTAAATTTGCACGATCTTTAAACAACTCCAGCATCGCTGATACTAATCTAGTTTGAAAATGTTCTCTTGGTGTGTCTTCCGTGTTATTCATATCTTCTCCTAATGAATTATATCTGATTTGTCTTTCCTGCTCTCTTTTTAAGCGTGCGTCATCGGCAGCTTTTATTATCATCTCCCTTGCTATCCCCATTTCAATACCTCTACGTTTAAATTTGTCAATAGTACGTTGTCGATGCTGATCCAATCTATCTCGATAAGGTCCCAGCTCGCGAGGTCCTAGTTCGTAATCAAACCATAAATCATGTTTGACTGCAAATTCCGGATCATCTGGGTCGATGTGAAGTGGGAAATCGAGTTCTTTGTTGTATTTTAATTTGTTACTATCATCTTTGTTACCAAATGGGTTTAAGCGTTTGGCAAACTCTACTCCTTTACTCCACAAACTATGTTCATCTTCTTCTAAATTTGTTTCACTTGTAGTATTATACACGTGTCTTCCGTCGTTGTCAAGATATCTTTCTAAAATATTTTCCTGAACATTATTGTATCCACCTCTCGATATCGAATTACGTAATCCTCGCTGTATCGATGTGATTGCTTCCTTTATATATTTGATAGTATCGGAATTTTCTTCATTAATTAACTTGCCTTTCTTGGCGCCTTTCAACATCTTTTTCATAACTAACAAATCTTCACACATCTGTAAAATAGTCTTACCTCTATTATCGTACGGTGTTCCACCTTCCGATACATGTCGTGTCATGGCCTTTGCACCAGTTACATATGGATAAGGAAAAGCGAACTTCTCACCTCTTTTATTTTCAATAAAAATTTTATGAATGTGTCTACTGCGTGATCCACGCTTTTCTTCATCAACACGTTTTGAATGCTTTACAATTAACTTTGTTTTATTTGGAGCTTTGACATAACTAGTCTTAATTGTACCAAACGGGCGGCTGAATGCCTGACTCTCTATAACATTTTGATGTTTGAAGTCTTTAGGCTCTATTACCTTATCAAACTTTCTAACAGAAAAATTACCTAAATGCTTATGTACTACATTCTTTAAACTGTTCATCAAGTCTAAGTGATCTGAAATATTAAAGCTTTTACCTGCCTGTATCACTACTTCATAACTTCCATCATCTTGACGAACTGTTACCATTAGATCCTTTTCAAAAACATAAAATCTAGTAGCTTCTGACGGTTCCAATGTTTTATGTCCATCTTGTGTGAATAAGCGTAATTTGTAATTTGCTCCCTTTAATATATTAAAGAGTTCTTGAGATATATCGTCCATAATCATTAGTATAGTTGTTGTCAACTATTTATCTATATATTATAAAAAGCTGAATGGCATTGGTTCAATGCCGTCGTCGCCATCTTCGTAGGTATCTTGTAAGTACTCATACGCTGATTCTTCATACTTCATTATCTCTTGTGATATACGTATAACTAATATCAGTGACATGACTAGATCATCATGCTCTCCTTCCTTAGCTGAGAAACTGTTTCCTCTTGAAATAAATGTTTTCAGCTCACGTAATAAATTATTACTTGCTATTTCTATTTTTGCACTTTCTACCCATTGTTTAAGTTTAGCACATGAAGCTATCTTTGTTTTATGTGTAGTTGTAAAACCTCGTCTACCTATTTTATTTCCCCTCTTTTTTGGCTCTGTTAGAAATGTACCTGGTATCATCTCTTCACCAATCTCTTGAATTACAACCAATGCGGCTTCACCTAATGTATTATTTTCAACACTATAATATATCTCACTTTCACCGTCAGCTTCATTATCTATATACTTGCTTATCTGTTGTAATATTTTAACCTGTTGTTGCACTGGAGTTCTATTATGTTGCCACTCAGCAACCTGCTTCATTCCAGGTAATTCATATACTTGTATTGCTGAAGCATCACCGCCGGTACCAAGACTTGGATCTAATCCAATAACATATATCTTATCAGGCTCAACTGGTTTATACCATCTAACCTGACCCATAACAGCATATGGATCTCTGGCTCGCATACTATGTAATTTTATACTATTAATTAGCGTTTCGTCAAAAGCAATAAACTCACAATTGTGTTCTCTACGGAATCGTTCCTCGCCAATCTTTTGTTGTTCAAGGCGCGCCCATTCATCATCTCTATCAGGATGTGCTGACCATGTAGCCAAACATGATGCAAATCCATTCATGCCTACACCTGTATCATTTTCATTACCAAACTCATCAACAGTTTTTCTTGCCTCTCGCCAAATATGCGAGAATTGGTCATCATCTTGATTTGGTGTGCTAGTAATAATACACTTACCACCTGTACTTAATGTCGGAGATAATGAAGTCCAAAACTCTCTGGCAATAGTAGGCCTAACAAACGCAAACTCATCTAAATACGCTAATGAAATGGATAAACCACGTCCTGTATTTTCAGTAGTCGCTTGTGCTATTATTCGACTACCATTATCAAATTCCAAACTTCCTTTATTATATGAGGTCGCACCTGCTCTAATATAATCTGGTAAGGTTTCATACGCAAATCGAATACGCTGCATAATCTCTTGTGCGCCTGAATATTTATGAGCTGCAATGAGTATTGTTTGATCAGGATTAAACATAGCATACCATAACAGATACCCAGCCGCACATGTTGATTTTCCAGTTTGTCTTGCCAACATAGAAATACTGTATCTATTA